TATATAAAGTACTCTGTCTTAAATAGCCAGATAGGGGTACAGGAATATATTGTAAACAGAGCGCGAAAAGACAAAACCTCTCTCTTGCGTAATGCAAAGATTAGATTAAGCAACATACACCCTGGGCGCCTCCTAATGAATTTACGCGGCCAGAATAAATGGTTAAAGTAGCATGAAGTTATTAAGAAACTTTATTAAAGGGCGTATGAATAAGACGTTCGATGAGCGTCTTATCCCTCCTGGGGAATATGTGGACGCCTTAAATATACGTCTAGGGTCTACAGAACTTACTGAAGTGGGAGCTGTAGAAAACTCTAAGGGGAATACTCAGCTTACTACACTATCATATAGTGGCCAAATTCTTTCTAGCCAAGCCTCTAAACCACAGTGTATTGGAGCTTTTGAAGACGGCATGACGGAGACTATGTACTGGTTTATACACCAGCCTACTAACACTTCTAGTGCCGCTCCACTAGATATGATCGTATCATACAATACCACCTCTCAAGCTTTAATGTACCATGTCATAAGTACAAACGGGGGGTTAGGGGCAGGCACTGCGAGTACTTTAAATTTTAACCCTCAGTATCTTATAACGGGGGTAAATTTAGTGGGGGATTTATTATTTTTTACAGACAATATAAACCCTCCTCGTAAAATAAACGTCACCTCAGCATACAATGTCCCTTCTAATAGCCATATAGATAAACTTAGGGAGGAAGATATAAGCGTTATACAAAGGCCCCCAGGGTTTCAAGGGACAGAGCTCGTCTCCCCTACAGTAGAGTTAGTTTTGGAGGATCAAGAAAACTTTTTGGAGGATAGGTTTATTTCTTTTGCTTATAGATATAGATATCTCAATGGCGAATATAGCGCCACCTCTTTATACTCTTTGCCTGCTTTCTCTCCTGGTAACTTCTTTTTTAGCCCTAATAATTATGACAATACGGGGATGGAAAACCGATATAACGGAGCAGATGTCTCTTTTAATACAGGGCCGTCTCAGGTAGTTGAGGTAGATTTATTATTTAAACTTGCAGGAGGGTCTACTATTTTTGTGGTGGAGAACTTTAATAAAGAGGACCAGGGATGGGGGAACAATAGCGTTCGCACAGTACGGTTTAATAACAGTAAGATATTTACCACCCTGCTTACCTCAGAGCTTTTAAGGTTATATGACAATGTCCCTCGCACAGCCCAGGCGCAAACTATTATGGGAAATCGTCTTATGTACGGGAACTATGTAGATGGATATGATTTAATAGATGCCGCCAATAACTCTTTAAACCTAGTATATACAACCGCAGGGGTAAGCACCTCTGTTACCACAGAAGAAATAGACGACGATCCAGATATCGTGGTCGGAACTTCATATAGTACTTTATGTGGGATATCACAGGCTGGGGTTAATAATAAAATCTCTTTCGATTTTACAGACACTAAAAGCGAACTTAAAGTAGGAACCACTGTATTTTTCAGCCTCACCATAGCGCATCAAGATACCTCTACCACCTCAGGAAGCTGGAACTGTGGCAGCTGGTTTACTCCTACGGCATGGCCTGGTAACTCCACTCAAACTTTTGCGGTATCTGTTACATTACAAGAAGACTTTATTGACGATGTCGCCGCGTTTGCTTCGAGCACCGTCTTCCAGAATGCTATAGGTACAGTTTTAGGAGTGAATATGGAACCTCTAGCCACTTCCGATCAAGGGACCTCTTTAACGGATCGGTTTAATACACACCTTCAGGTGCCTGGAGCCGACTACGCTTGTGGTAGTACATGGGAAAAAGATTTCTATGGTAGGACAAACTGTGTTAATGAACAAGGTTTTGGAATCTCTGTTTCAGGAGATGTGCTTTCTCTTGAGCTTCCCGCTATGCGATATACCTATACCGCAGGGGGGGCTAACCAGAATGAGTTTTGTGAATATTTTATGTTCGAAAGCGGAGCGTCAGATTTACGGAACGTCTCAACGATAAGCAGCCTACATAGTAATAGAGATTATGAGATAGGGATTGTGTATATGGACACGTATGGACGCTCTACTACGGCGTTAGTTTCTCGTAACAACACTGTGTTTTTCCCACCTAATACTTCTTCACAGAAAAATGAAATAGACGTTACCATACCTATACAGCAACTTCCTCCTTCTTGGGCTACTCATTATAAATTTGTATGTCAGCCTAGTGCAGGAGACTATAATACCATATACTCAAACATCTCCTATCCTAGAGCGTCGGATAACCATGTGTTCTTCCGTCTCGAAGGAGAGAACCAAACGAAAGTTCAAGTTGGAGACGTCCTCACCGTTAAGAGAGATGTTAACGGAGCGGTAAATTCTCATATCACAGCTACAGTATTAAGTATAGACGCACAGTCTTCTGATTTTTTAGAAAATGGTTCGACTCAATTAGCTGGACTATATATGGAGATGAGCCCGAGTGGATGGGAGTCAGGGTCATTAGAAGAAGGCGATGTTATTGATTTTGGAGAGAGAAACGTAAGCAGCAACTCGACGAATTGTGATAATAATCCTAGAGTACGATACCCTATAGTATCTCAAGGGAGTAATGCGGGAATTGATGATGTTCCATATGATCTTCCTACGGGGTCTATTATCCAGATAGAATGGTCAATGCATCGGGAGCATAAAAAAGAATCGTGCCCAGGGATGGACTATAGATATAATGAAACTTTTGTAGTAGGTAGCGATTATGACTCTTTCTATGATTGGTATAGGGATAATGAGATAAACGTAACTACAGGGACGGAAAATAACTTCAGTGAGTATCATTTCAATTTTGCAAACATAAGTTTATTTACTGATGATTCAGA